AAGAATGGTATCAAGGTTTCAGATGATATATGTGATATATTTGATATGAGAGTAAAGAAACATATATCGAATGGTAAGTTATATAGTAATTACAATCTATGGACAACAACAGGTCGTCCAAGTAATTCATTTGGAAGTGTAAACTTCGCAGCTCTACCACCTGAGAAAAGAAAAGGGTTTGTGGCTGAAAATGATTATTTGGTTGAATTTGATTTTGATGCTTATCACTTGAGATTGATTGCTGACTTAGTTGGTTATCATACATTTGGTGAAGAATCAGTTCACGAACATTTAGCAAAATGGTATGAATGTTCTTATGAAGAGTCAAAACAGAAAACATTTAGATTATTATATGGTGGTATTGATAAACAAACTAGAGAAAAAGTTCCATTTTTTGATTTAACACATAATTATATAAATAAGAAATGGAATGAAATAAATACCCATAATTTAGTTTCAACTGATATTTATAGACGGAAACTATTATTTAAAAATTATGAAGATTTGAACAGAAATAAAGTTTTTAATTATTTAATTCAGGCTTATGAAACAGAATCAAATATTAAGAAGATTTTAAAAGTTCAAGACTATTTATATAATAAGAACACTAAATTGGTTTTATATGGATATGATAGTTTCCTATTTGATTTCTCACAACAAGATGGAGTGGAAACTTTGAAAGACATAAAATCAATTTTAGAAGAGGGAAAACATTTCACTAAATCCAAAATGGGTTTAAATTATGGTGAAATGCAAGACATAACAAAGAGGTTATAATATGAAACATATTTCAGAAATCATTGAAGATATATTAGTAGAATGGGCATATCGTGTTCACGATGGAATGCCTAATCCAAAAAATGCACAACACATCCACGAACTTCGTGAGTCAATGGAAGAATTGAATTTACCCAACAATGTGATTTATCAAGTTATTCAGAATTTAATTAATGAACAAGATGATGAGGATAAAGAAGTAACATTTAAACACAAGGGTAAAACAAGAACCATTACAATGAAAACAGCTAGACAATATGCTTCAGACATCCAACAAGGAAAAGGAACTGATGAAAAAGAAGCTGCGGTAAAAGCAGCCAATCTTGATGATAAGAGTGATAAATCAGAACCTGAACAGCCCGAAACCAAACCTGGTATGAAAATATCAAAAGATGGTAATTTAACTAAAAAAGGTGATGACGAGGAAAAAGATTCTGAAGATAAACCAAAATCGAAAGCTGATAATCAAAGAGAAAAAATTGGTGGTAAAGTATATAGTGAACCATTGGAAACAAGTGATGAAGACTTTATCAAGAAAAATAGTAAGAATAAAACCACAGATACTTTCACAATGCCCGATAGTGTAAAGAACAATCCAAAGATACCAAAAAAATATACACAATTTATTGAGAGATTAATGAATACACGATTAACTGATAAGAAAAAAGGTTTCACGGCAGATGGTGATACTTCTAAATCAGGTTATTATGGTATGGGAAAAGTTGGAGCGGGTAATGCAGGAGCTAATGCAGGAGAACTTTTATCAATGATGGCTACAACAATGAGAGCGGATGAAAGAGCTGAATTTTTTAGAGCCGTAGATGAACAAATACAAAAAGCAAAAGCTAGAGGAGAAAAAATTCCTGTAACATCTACTTGGTCTAAAGCGGCTAAAGCAAACAGTTCGGCTATTTTAAGAATGATGTATGACACTTATGGGCCTGATTATGAAATAGTTGGTTCAGCTTGGGACATTCCAGAAGAATTTGAAGCATTAGGACAAGACTATGGTGAAAAAGGATATAGTACAGATATTATGTTTACGGTAAAAGTCGGTGATAAAATAGTTAAAGATGAAATATCATTAAAACAAAGTTTAAAAGGACAAAGGTTGTTAAATAAAACAATTGGCTCTGTTTTTGAGGATACAGGAATTTTACCACAACATTTACAACAAAAAGGTGTTAGTGCATTTAAAGACAATCAAATAAAAAATATTGATAATTTTTATCAAAATAATAGAATGAACATTAGTGAGTACTTGAATAACATTGATGGTATTGAAAATTTTGATGAAGTACTTTTAAAAGTAGCTATAGATATGGATTCAGCAACTAAAGATAATACGATAGAGGGATTTGAAGGTTTTATATCTCAGTATAAAAAAGATTTAGCTGAGAATCCTGATTTGGTTTTAAATAGGGATTATATTAAAGAAAACCTAAAGAAATGGTCTAAGAAAAAAGATAAAAGAGCTATTGATAAAATATCTATAACTTTAGGTAGATTAATGTCAGAAGCAGGTGACCCATTAGGTAAAGAGTTTGTAGAACAACAAAAACTAATAGCTAAGGAACACGCTAAAGAAGTCGCGACATTTATACAAAATGACGATAAGGCTAAAGAAGTTGTGATGAATGTTGTTAGAGACAACTTCCCTTTAAAATCAGTATCAGATGGTGATGAAAATATAATATTAGGTGAATTTGTTATAAGTAAAAAAGTAATGCAAGGTATATTTGGAACTTCAGATTGGAATCAAGTAGTTGAATCTTTGGAGGTTAATCCTGACGCAAACCCACCAATGGTAGAATATAGAGCTAAGGTTGCAGGACAAGATAAAGTTATTCCAATTACTGAGGTTGTTATTAGAGAAGATGGTGAGGGATATGGTGGTTTACATAAATTTGAAATGAAAGTTGCTCCTAACTTTGGTAAAAATGTTGAATCAGTATCACGAGATATTTATGGTGACCAAGAACCAATAAAGTTTCCAAATACACCAGCAGCGGACTTGAGAAGGTAAAATAATGAAATCACAACTACTATGTACATTCACAACAAAACAAAATCTTGATGAAACAATTGAGAAAATCACAGACGCGTATGAAATCGTATTTAATAAAGTATATGTATTGCAAAATGAAAACAATGTGAATGAATTAATATGTACATACAATGTAAGTACTGAAGATGGTGTGGATTACAATAAAGTAGAGGGAACGATTTCACTACATAGAAAAAAACATTCCAATACATTGTATACCATCAATGCATTGAATGAATGTATAAAGAATTTAAACAATGGTGTTTTGGATTCAAAATTCATAATGCCGTGGGAAAACTTCAAAAATATGTTATTGATAACAAATTCAGAAGGATTAAATAAAATCAGTACAAGGATATTTAAAATAGAAAAAATTTAAATTAGGGAAAAGGTTATGAGTAAAAAAGAATCTACACTATATTATTTTTATTCAATTGGTTGTGTTTTTTGTAATAAAGTAGAACCAATTGTAGATAAACTTAATTCACAAGGTTATGACATTCAAAAGATTGACATATCAGATGGACAAAATAAATTATTCAAACATGAGGTAGAGGAGAAATATAATTTTAGATGTGGGACACCATTATTAATTGACTCTGAAACTGGTAATTCAATTTGTGGTTGGAGAGGTGATAAAATGATTAAAAAATGGGCAGATGGTGAGGAAATATCAGAACCACCTAAACCTAAAGGAGAAGCTCCAAGATTACCACAAGACTTTTTTGATGAATCACAAATTAAAGATTTTACAAAACAATATAAAAAATGGGCTAAAAAAAATTCACATTTACATGGACTACAAACAGCTGAAGAAATTATTGATAAATTCCAAAAAAATCAAGAGGCAAAAAACAAACGTAAAATATCATTAGATGGTAGGTTACAAACCATTGAAAGTAATTTACAAAAGTTAATGAATCATCTCGGAGTAAAATGAGTTTTAAATTCAAACCAAAACCAACGGTTGATAGAGAAGCAACAAAAGATGAGTTAAAAAAAATAAAAGAATCAGAAGAAATGTTAAAGGGGGAAAAGAAACTTCCACCAACATCTCAAATGGTTCGAGATTTAGCTATCACTCATTGGAGAAGTTTGAAAGCCTTTATGAGAGGAAAGCATGTAATTGTTCCTCAAGAGGTCGCTGAACACAGATGGGAAATCTGTAAACAATGTCCTGAATTGTTATACGATGAGGTAAATCCAGATACAGATAAAAAAGATGGACGATGTGTGGAGTGTGGTTGTTTTATGAATGTAAAAACACATTACGCTACAGCGGAGTGTCCAATTGATAAATGGAAAAAATTTGAAAAATAATAAAAAAAGCTTGTGTGGTTTTAAAAAAATTCGTATATTTATATACGATGTATAAAATAGGTTATATGGTTACAAGAGATAACCATAAATAATAAACGATAAACGATAAAACATAGGAGAAACAAATGGATATAGATGCAATAAAATCCAAACTCGCAACACTACAATCAACTTCAAACACCAAAGATAACTTTTGGAAACCTGAACCAGGTAAACAAGTTGTTCGTATTGTCCCTTACAAACATAATAAAGATAATCCTTTCATTGAGTTATTCTTTCATTATAACTTAGGTAATAATAAAACTTACCTATCACCTCTTTCATTTGGTCGTCCTGACCCAGTAGCTGAATTTGCTGACAAACTAAAATCAACAGGTAATAAAGACGAATGGATTCAAGGTAAAAGACTTGAACCTAAAATGAGAACTTTTGCACCAGTTGTGGTTAGAGGTAAAGAATCTGAAGGTGTTAAATTTTGGGGATTCGGTAAAACTGTATATCAAGAATTACTTGGTGTAATTGCTGACCCTGATTATGGTGACATCACAGATGCTACTAATGGTAGAGATATTGGTATAGATAGACAAACACCTGCTGAAGCTGGTAACCAATATGGTAAAACTACTGTAAGAGTTAAACCTAATCAAACAACGATTACTGATGATGCTACATTACTTACAAGCATTATGGAAAATCAATCTGATTTAGTAGAACTTTACAATGAACCAACTTATGATGAGTTGAAAGAAGTTTTACAAAACTATCTAAACCCATCTGATGAGACAGAAACAAGTGCTCCAACAAACACTACTGAGAAAGTTGCTGAACAAACAGCTACTAAATCTACAGCAGATGTATCAGATGCATTTGATAACTTGTTCAATAATTAATCAAACCCAATAGGAGAACGATATGTCAGAAAAAGACGAATTGGCTGGGATAATTGCCGATGAACTGAATAAACAATTCAAACATCAACA